GAGAGAGGAAGTTTCATCTTGCTCCTAGTGTTTATTTCCCCACCTGGTTCCATATCTTCAGAAATAGAAACTGCAACCATTTGGTCAATTGCGTCTTGTTTGCTTGTATGGCATCCAATTGTTGTGTAGGAACCATCAGATTCCTCTTTGACTGTTGCCCAACCTTGACAATCGCTTTGCTTGTCTGAAATGTAATATGGCATTTTCGTCCTAAATCAGAAGCAGAACTTCTGCATCGTCTTCAAGTATGGAGAAGGAAATCTCTGACATTGCTTGTGCGCTGACAGAACCAAGGGAAGAAATCGCATTTGCAACGATTGTTGAAACTTGAACTTCTTGTTCTTCTGCTAATTGCGGGAAATTTGGTTGAACATAACTTGGTGATCCAAGTCCACCTGCCACCGCAGGGGTCACAGGTCGCGTGTTGGCAATGGCTTCTAATCCACCAAGGCTTGCACTTGCCGTTGCTTCGATTTCATCTGCGGCACGAGCAGAGGCAATGAGTGAACCGAGTGCGCCTACGCCTGTCGCGTTGTGAGTGACAAGTGAATTTGAACTTGATTCAAGTGAGCCTAAATCCGTAGAAGCGGTGGCAATGACAACAGGGCCAAGAAGGTCTGTGTCAAGAACTCCTGAATCAAGAACAAACTGTGATGGCATTCTAAGAAGCCAAAGTCAATGATGCAGTTAGAGAGCCACTTGGAATGGTGTAAGTATCACCGGCAGTATAAGCATTGCCAACGATAGTGCCACTGAATAGAAAATTACCAGCAGAAGCATTATCCCAAGCAGTGAAAAAACTAGCGTCTTCAGAACCCGCAATGTTCGTCCAAGTAACTGCGGCGTCAGAAGCGATTGAACCGCTTGATGCGGCAGCAAATGTGACTTCCTGACGAGTTGTTTCAGTAGCGGCATTGGCAGTTCCATTCGCCCCAGGGTCGCCTGTGTGTAACTTGACATAGACATTGGCCGCAGAATAAGCAGTGCCATTACCGACCGCATCAAGGAATTTATTTGCTAAGTATGAACTCAATCCTGTTGCCATTACTCATCTCCCTCAATGAACTCTTCAATGACTTCTGCGATTCGACCTGCCTCGTCGCGGATAACCTTCTTGCGAACTTTGCGGCGGTCAATCTGATTTGTGACTTCAATCTTTGGAGCCTCAACATTGACAGTCGGTGCTTCAACGCGAACTTCAGGTGATTCAAGCATTACCATCGCAGGTTCAACATTGACACTTGGAGCGGCAACATTGACAACAGGCTCAGGCATATTGACCACAGTTCCATTTGCGCGAGCCTCACGAACATCATAAGCCGCGCTTGGGTCATTCGGATCAATCTGCGAAATTGGTTGAAGTTGTGAACTTGGAACTCCTGTGTGTGCGATAGGCACCATTTCAACCGCCTTGAGGACTTCTTCAGGATCAAAGCCGACCTGAACCAACTTGCTGACAATGTCAGCTCGTAGATTGAGGCCGACATCCTTAGCATCGGCAGCATCAATGTTCTGTAATGGAACGCGGAACTGATCGCCTGCTTCGCCGATAGGTGAGAGGTCTTCTACTGCTCGAACATCGTTCAAGGATAGGAAACCTTCACGAAGGCCTTTGGTGTAAGCGTCATAACGCTCAAGAGTTGTGCCACGAAGGAGAGCGTCAAGGTTGAACTTGATAAAGCCATCTGATTCAGGCAACAAAGCCGAGAGGCTCTGCTCTAGGCGCTCAAGTAGTGGACGAAGGCTATGTTGGACGAATGAGAGGTTTTGAGCCTCTACTGAAGCAAATGACATTGCCCCCGCCACAGGATGCCCTAGAAGGCTCACAGGAACGCGGAAAAGGCGTGCTATATCCTCAACATTGAATCTGCGTGCCTCAAGCAATTGCGCGTCGGCAGCGTTCAAGGTCAAAGGCTTGAAGGCCGCTCCACCTGAGAGAATGCCAATCTTGCCGGCACGATAAGGGCCTGTGTGGGTGATGTTCCAATCGCGGCCAATGTCTTGTGCCTGCTCTTGAGTCAATTCGCCAGGAACTTCAATCACTCCGCCAGGGTTTGCGGCGTTGCCAAAGTAGGCGGCCGCATAGGTGTCTGCTGCCATCGCCGCGCCAATGGTGAGGCGAGCGGCGCTGACAGGGCCAAGGCCATAATGTGATCCTGGCAATCTGAACATCGGAATATGGAGGATTTCCCGATTGGTCAGAATCTCAGTGCGTGCTTCGTTGGCATCACGAATGGTGATTTCATAGACGAGTGGTTCATTCGGGCGTAGGCGACGAATGCGAACCTCGTCAGGATTCAAACAATAAAGCTCCAAGATTTCGTCGTTCTCATCACGAACAGTGAGAATGTAGGCGTTGCCGTGGAGATTGAGCGAAGCGATAACCTGCTCAAAGAACTCAAGGCGGGAAGTTTCAGGATTCGGTCTGTTAATCCATTCAGGTTGGCTTCCATAGACCGCAGCATAAGCAATGCGGTTGCGACCACGGCGCACATAAGCGCCAAGCGGTAGCGATGAAATTGTGTCGCCCAAAAGTCTGACGCACGCATAGACAGTTGACATTCGGATTGCAGAATCGGCGGTGACATCAATTCCTGATGGCGCCATGAATGCAGGACGACCTGGAATGAGCGGCTCAACCCATTGCGAATCATTTGCTCGCTTTTGAACTCCACTACGAATGCGCTTTGAAATTCCCATCAGTTAGCCTTCTCCGTGATCCATACTAGAAACGACCCCAAGCAGATGAGAGCTAGAGGAACGGACACCATTGCAAGTCCTGTCGTGGCGATAATCAAACCGCCAAAGCCGACGAGGGCTGAGACATCAAGTTTTTTCATATCGCCTCTCAGACTTGAATTGAAAAGAATTTAGCCACAGGCGCCTTCGGCGGTGGCGGTTGTGTTGCCCTGTCATAACCAAAAATAGCAGCGACGGCGGCATCCACTTTGCGTCGTGCCGATGCCTTGGCAACCATCACTCCACGACTTGATTGCTTTGTGACGCAGTTGGCGACATGTCTTGCGAGTCGCTCGTCTCCGTCGTGAGTGAAGGATTGATTGACGACTGCTTCGTAGAACTTTTGAGTTGCAGGAACCATTCGCTCTGCTGAGTTGGGATATGCCACCACGGGCAATCCTTCTTCGTCGAGAACCATAAAGGTTCTGTTCCACCTTGCGGGATCGAAAACAATCTCGCGGACATTGATTCGATTATTGCGTGCAGTTGCAATGATGGTCGCTTCAACTTCTGCGACTGGCACGAACCATCCTTGTTCTGCATTATCAGGCTTCTCCCATAATCCCACAACTGAGCAATGTGGCTTTTCTCCGCCGAGATACCACGCAAGCAACGCAGTTGAGTCATTTGAGAATGAACCATCGAAGGCAAGCACAACATCTTCTCCTGGAATGTTGGGTCTGCCCTCGTAGGTCAGCGCTTCCCAAGAACCTTGTGGAAGCCACGCAGTTGTTGTGCTAACAAATGTGTTGCATCGTTTAGTGCGAAATTCTGCTTCAGGTGTTCGCAAGACTGCCGACTCAAAATCTTGAGTGTCAACAATATCTCCAAGGCCAGGGTTTGCCTCTGCCCACACTTCAGGTTTTCTATGGTCAGCATCAACGGAAACAGGTTCCCACCACGCAAAGAAGAACGAAGGATCAACCTGTTCGCCTTTGACTAACTTCTGTCCGTATTGGTAGAGCGAATAACAGAGCGAGTCTTGACCATTGGCCGACGATTTGACGCCAGCAGTCGTGATGCCGAAAAGTAAAGAATCCGCACGAGCGCCACCGGCAAGCGATAGCGTGTTCCATAAATCCCACGACGGTTGTGCGTGAACCTCGTCAAAGATGACAAGCGGTGAAGGGTTGAGGCCTTCCTTGGTGTATGCCTCGGCAGAGAGGACACGATAAACGCTCGCCTTCTCTTTGTATTCAATCGCGTCACGATACAAAGTGAACATTGATGAAAGTTCCTCATCAAGTTCAATCATTCGTTTCGCAGTTCCGAAAACAATGCGTGCTTGATCTCTATCTGCTGCGCAAGAATAAATTTCTGAACCATTGCCGCCGATTGTCAAACCTGCCAAGCCCATTGAAGCTGCCAATGCTGACTTGCCATTCTTGCGAGCCATTCCGACAAGTGCGGTGCGATGTCTGAATCTGCCATCGTCGCGGCGTGCTAGTGCGTGGCGCAATAATTCTTTCTGCCAATCACGAAGCACAAGAAGTTTTCCGGCAGGAGAAGCGACGGAATCTTTCGTCACTCGACAAACGGCTTCCGCGAACTTGGCATAAATGTCGCCATCGCCATTGTCTTGTTCAGACTGTGGCACCGGCGTTAGCCAACGCGGGGGCCAACTATTTTGCGTCATTCTTCTGCGCCAATATTTCTTCGAGCTTGGTGCGAGCCTTGACTTCGGCAACGCCCATCTTGCTACGATCCACAGGCGTCAATCCGAGTTGGCAAAGTAATTTGAAAATCTCAGTCTCAATCGTTGAGAGCATCCCAAACAAAGGGTTGGCATAGGCGTAGCCCTTGTCCGTGTAAAGAACAAACGCACT